GCCCCCGCCCCGACAGCAGCCAGGGCGGCGGCGGCGACTTTAGCCGACTTTTTCGCGGAGGCGCCAAGCTCGGACAAATTCTTATCAGCAGTATTGCAGGCTTTTTTAAGCGAGCTGTCTACTTTACCGGCGATCTTCAGCGCCAGCTCATAGGTGCTATTTTTGCTTGCCATGCTTTGACACCTCCTCTGCGTAGTCGTTGACGGTTTGTGCGATTTCGTTTAATTCATCGATGGGCATTGACATTAAATAGTCAATACCCGTGTTAAGCTGTATGGACAGCGCGACGCAGCCTTTTCGGATTACGGCGGGGGTTAATTGTCCCCATCCCCGCCGTACAGAAAACCCACGACGATGGTTTTTAATTTTATCGCTTCACGTGCAGGCAGATTTTTGAAGAACTCAACCGGCTTTTTTGTGATACGTGCCGCCATGTACTGCGCGAAATCTATAGTCATTTCAGGGACTAAAGACGATGAGATGCTTTTTGAGATTTGTTTATTCACCGCTGACAGATCTGAAGCTTTGGTATCTTCCAACCCCGACAGATCTAACTCGATATACTCGGTGCCGTCGAATGTGTAAGGTTTACCGAATTTCAATACAAGCGATTCCGCCGTATCTTCGGTATCTTCAGTCATTTCGGTTAGAATATCAGCCATTTCAGCACATCTCCTTAATCGCGGCGAGCACATCGACGCCGTTTATTTTAAATACTTCGTTGAGCTTGTCCAGCTCAAGCACCGACTTGCCGTCAAGCTCAATGAGGATATACAGCACAGTCAGCGTGATGGCGGTGTCCATGGGGTTACCGGCTTTCAGCTTACCGGGTGAAAACTTAGCCGCACGACCGCGAACGACCACGCGCACAGGCTTGAACTCGATATCACCCGCGCTGCTTGTGGTCTGCATCGCGCCGCGAATCTCAAGCTTGACAGCCTTGGTCATATCCAGCATGTTTATGGCTTCGCCGTCTACAACGCGGAACGGTATTTCGATCTCTTGGTTGCCGAAATAGCCCACGGTGGGATCATCAATCTCACCCAGGATACCCGCGCCGGAAATCGTCTCCGCGGACGCTTCGAAGTCGGGCAGGCTCATTTCGTCGCCCATACCCAGCAGGCGGTTGCCCTCGTTGTACACGTTGTACTTATTGATTTTGGTTGGTATTGTGTTCACGCTTATTCACCTCCCACGGCTGATTCGAGCGCGGTTACGTCGTATTCGCGGATGTTTTCGATATACTCGGCTGGTATGTACGGTGCCAGGTAGGTATGCACTGTCAGGTGTCCGGCAAGCAGATTAGTCACGGGGTTTTCGTCGCTGCGGAACTCCACACGATAGCCGGCGCAGTAGTCTCGAGCAACATACCCGTTGCCCACGATGTTCTGACTATCCACAATGGATTGTATCAGTCGACGGTTGCCCGGCTTGTCGACCTTCTGGAAATAGGTGCGAATGAAGTTGTTTCCGTCCCAGTCGAAGAACCGGCGCACCGCAAGCCAGCGGTCTTTGGGATCCGTGGTGGATGGGTAAGCGGCCGTATTATTGCCCCACAGCTTGAAGCCGCCGGCGTTGATAGCGGTGGTAATACCGTTCGCATTCAGCACATCATTGGCCTGCTGCTGGTCGAGTACCACTTGTGTACCATCAGCCAGCACCGTAGCGGTGATCCGCAAGCTCTTGTTTGACGGACTTTCGTAGGGTATATCGGCGTTTGCGGCGTCGGTATATGCCGTCAGCGCTGCCGCCATGGCGGACATGTAATACTTTTTAGTGCCAATCGCTACCATTGGCCAGAATACCGCCGCATGGGGTGAGCTTGCGCCCAGTGAATCTTTTGCGGTCTTAACGCCTGTATACAGCTTCGAGCCGGTGGCGTCAGCTGCGACATCAAGGTAGGCGCAGCAGTCGAAAACGCCGTTTATCAGCTCTGTTTTGGCTTGGAGCGCGGCGGCAACCACTGCGTTTTGGCTCCAGCCTGGCGCGAGCAGCAGACCCGGCACCATACCCAGCATGGGGTAAATGTGCCGCACCAGCTCAAGCCCCGTTTCTTTGCCGGTGGTGCCGTCCACGCCGCCCACGATATCCGCGGCAGTAACGCCAGCCGGGTTGAGACTTGTACTTGTGATTGACAAGGTGGAAGCGGCTTTCGCGGCTGTTGAAATCAGCGTGATCACCACATTGCCGGCGTCATCGAATTCGGCGGTGTAATCGGTGCCGTATACCAGCGTGGTGCTGCCGTTCTTTACTACCATAGTGGATATGAGCACATAGGCTTTATCGTAGACAACCTGTGCGCCCGTGGGTGTATAGCTTGCCGATACATTCGAGGTGGTATGACCTGTCTTTGTCGGGTCAAGCACGTTTACCAGGATGACCGGTGCGACGTTGAATACGCGGAAGCACGCGTCGATGGACTGGCACAGGCTGAACTTGTCGAAGTCGTCGGAATACCCAACCGCGTCCTGGCATTCCTTGAAGCTGTAACACAGCATCGGTGTATTAGCCGCTGCTGCGGGATTTTTTGATAGATGAATGGGCGCGGTGCCGAAGATAACCTGCAGCCCGGCGGAACCCTGTATCGGGGTCGTCAGGCTTGTGTCAATCTCGGAGTTATACACGCCATGTTTGTATGCCATGAATTATTTACCTCCTCTAAATTTTTACCTGTACCAAACAGTACAGGCTGTATATCGGTCCGGATCCGGCGCGCAGCTGGCGCATAGCGTCCGGCAAAAGCTCGAGCTTGATCACAAGCTCCCCTATGACCGGGTTTTTTTCAATCGCTTCCGCCAGCGGCGCGGGCAACCCGTTCCGGAAAAATGTATACTGCTTAACCACGCCCGGTATGGACGGACCGCAGTATACGAGCGTGGACGACTCAACCCTCTTTGTTTTTGCCATTACGTTTCCGGAGCCTCCCTCATAATCGCAGGCGTCTCGAAATTAAGCGAAACGGCGGCGAAGTAGTACGGGTGAGTGTCGTCGTCGGGTGTTACCCATTCGATGGGGTATTGCGGAATGAAGCGTTTACCCACCACACAGCCCGCAGCGTAATGACGGTATATCTCGTTTACGATATGCAGCGCGTCGCGGTAACCCTGCCGGTTCGGATCGCGGTCATAAACGCAGATCACAAGCACGATTTTGACCACATGCGGACTATTCTCGTCCTGAACGCTCCCGCCCATTGTACGCACGATTATGTACGGCTCCGGCGGTGCTTTTCTGTCCTGGGTGTCATCGTCACCCTCCCTGATCGGCGTGTCGTGCAGATATATGTTTATCACCCGGTCAGAGGTGACGGAGTTAGACAGCCTAAAGTGGCTGAACAGGTTTTTTAAGTCCTCCGCCACCGCGTCTTGTAAAAATTCTTGGGTCACATAGTTTTACCTCCTTGACTTGATTCTATCATAACTCAACTTGAAACTGAGTTTTATGTGCTTAAGCGGTTATTGAATGTTGATAATACATTTGATATAATGCAGGTGTAGCTACAAAAAAATTGTTTAAGGGAGTTAATGCTATGACGATCGGTGAAAAAATCAAATGTCTTCGTCAAAAGAACGATATCACGCAAGAAAAACTTGCGGAATATTTGAATATAACCTATCAGTCAATATCTAAGTGGGAAAACAATAATGCGATGCCCGATGTATCGCTTATTGTTCCTCTTGCAAACTTTTTCGGAGTAAGTATTGATGAACTGTTTGACCGCACATCTGTATCAGAGAAAAAAGAAATTAATGATGCTATGTGGGAAACACAGCATATGGATAACAAAGGACTATACAAAGAAAAGCTTGCATTGTGGCGTGGTTTGGCTCAGAAATATCCAAATAATTATAAATGCTTGGAATGGCTTGCATCAGAATTGGTGTCGAATATATTCAGGGGAGATCCGAAAGAATCTGACACTTATGAAGATAAAGCTAATGAGGCAATTTCCATATGTGAACGCATTTTACGTGACTGCACAGACAACAGCCCCCGCAGCGGTGCGCTTCAATCGCTGGTTATGCTATATGAAAACAAATATCTTTCTGTAGCAGACGAAGAAAAAGCGGTAAAATACGCGAATATGGCGAATTCGATATATTGTTGCAAAGAGGTGCTGCTCAGAAACGCATATTTTAAAGACGAAAGCAGGAACAAAGCTAAATCATTAAGGCATAATTTCAGTTTAGAGTTGATGGATTTTCTATGTGATAACCTATATGACAGTAATGATTCTGTTGAAGTGAAAATTCTCGCCCGTCAGACAGCGATAAAATTGTGGTCAACTTTGATAGACGACGGTAAGTTCCTGTTTTATCACAATAAAATATCGTATTATTTCGCAATGCTTGCGCGTGATTACGCACGACTCGGGAAACGGGACGAAATGTTTGACTGCCTTAATAAATCTCTGTATCATGCTAAAAGCTATGATGCTATACCTGAAGGTGAGAACAATTACATGGCTGTTCTTGTATCGGCAGCATCTTGTAATATCCTCGACGGTGCAGATAAATGCTCAGAAACAGCTGTGCAGTCATTTATTAATGCTTTGAATGATCAATGCTATAACTCATTCCGTAACGATCCGGAATTCATTGAATTAATAACGCAAGCGCAAAAATAACCAATTTTAAAAAGTCACCTTTGGGTCACCTTTTCGATCCGCTTTTGGATTTCCGCCTGCAGGGTGTTAAAAGTCATTCTCTGCGCCTGCTCTCTGACCTCCTCGTTCCCCAGCATGTGGGGAACGGAAGGGGAGAGCAGCTTTTTTATCGGCAGGCGTTCTTTTCCGCGGCGCTGCACAATGGCGGTGTGACCGCTCTTGAACTTGGTGACAAACGCTTTCAAACCACCCAGTTCCAAAAACCCCAGGCTGCTTGAACTAAGAACCTGTGCTGCCGCCGCGCCGTTATCATAGTCAGGTTCGGTTAAAAAAGACATGATGTCCTGCATCGGACCTTTTGAAAAAACAGTCGCCGCCAGATCGAACGTACTTGCGTCAATCACTTTCGGCGCGCCTTCGCTTTCGTCTTTTAGTACACCTTTTTTAATCGTATACTTTCCCGATACGTCCTTAACCATCTGCCGCCGCACTTTTCGGGCGGCGGCATTCAGCGCATTTTTG